TAGCATAATCTATGAGTCTTTGACATTCACTCAAAGAAATAAAATTTTCTTCTATGTAAGGAAAACTCATTTTGTGACTGTATTTGGCGGGCCATCAAATTGAGGATCTTTTGTATTCTTTTTATCAGAGTCCACTTTATTTGGATTATAGTTTGGATCTGGATAATCCTCCCAACTATTACCCTCATACTCAACTATCAAGGGATTAATATCTTTTCTTTCGCCATATACATGGTAGAAACAATCAATAGTAGATAGATCAGTAATCAAATCAGTATTAGTTGAATCCTCTGCAATGACAATAAATTCATTATTAAACC